ATCCGGGGTCAACCCGGCGGTGTATTCACCCTCGCCGCCGTCGCTTTGAACCGGTCAGCGTCCGCACCGGACCACGCCCTCACCGACCGCTCCGGTGCCGGCTCGCCGCCCTTTTTGGCCTTCGGGGCGTCGTACTGCCCGCCCAGGCACAGATCGACGAACCGCGGCCCAAGAAACTGCGCGAGCGTCACCGGCGTCTCGAAGTAGCGGCACGTCTTGAGCCGCTTGGCGGCTTCCTCCGCCTTGTCGCCCCAGCCGACTTCCGCCAGCCGATCGGCCCAGCCGTCCGGCGGTGTGGCCGGCTTCCACTCCCGGCGATTGCCGGCAGCCGCCCCGGCGTTCCACGCAGCCCGAAACGCCTTCCACGTCTCCTCCGGGGATTCCGGCTTCCACGGCGCAGCCTCTCGCGGAGGAGGAGGAACTTCTCCAATCCTCTCCTCTCCTCTACCGCGCTTAGGCGCGGGGACTTCCCGCGCTTGAGCGCGGGAGCCTCCCGCGCCTCGGCGTTTGTCCTCGTACGCCGCTGCCCGGTCGGCGTTTTGGAGCCTCGACTTGGCCGCCTGGCTGAAGCGGCGATCCCATCCGGGGATAGCAACGCTGGCGTCCGTCTCGTCGATTTCCAGCCACCCGACGGCCTGGACGGCCCGCCAGAAGTCCGCATCCGCCCCGCACGTCCGCACGAGCCGGGCCACGGTCATCCGTGCCCGCCCGTCGCTCGTGTTCATCGCCGCCCATCCCCAGAGCCGCAGAAGGCGAAACGTCACCACCTCGACGGGCTCGCCCGTAAGGTCGATCAGCTCCTGCACCTCCGGCTTATCCGGCAGGCCGAGGTCATACGCAATCCACTCACCCGCCATGCGCCGCCTCCTCGCCGTCCGCCAATCCGAAATCCGGGTCTTCGATCGCCCGCCGCCGGTCCGCCGCCAACTCCCGCCGCCTGGCGGCCAGCTCGACGAGCAGATTCTTCGAGGCCACCGATCCGAGGTCGCCGATGTGGGCGAGGATCTGTGCCTTGATCGTGTCCAGCTCGTGGGCCGGGGCGAGGGCAATCCACGTTGAGTAGTCGGTGGGAAGGGTCATGCCGAGACTCCGACTTGGGCGTCATCAGTTTCCTGCTGCCTGCGGAGGACTTCTGACAGTGCCGACGTGATGTCGCTGAAGTCACGAACAATGTGCAGCTTGCAAGCCTCGCGATTCTTGATTACCGCATCGCTGAGAATCATGCAGCACATATCTGTGATGGCATCGACGTTCTCCATCTTCCTGTGATGCTCCAGGCGAGGATGCCTCTCGTTTAGGTAGACGACGTTGCCTGGGAGGTCCGCTCTGCCGATGGCTCCATCGTTTGTGGATTCCCACTCAAAGCGGATTGCCGCGAGGTTGGTGCTTCCACGAAAAGTCGATCCGGGTTGCTCTCTCCTAGCTTTCCGATGCTTCACGCCGGACCCAACCGGATCGACGGCTCCGCTCTGAGATTCCGCTGGCTTCCTTCTTGCCTTGCGATTTCCAGACGCTTCGACAGCGGCCGGAAGAAGGCCACGAAGAGCTGTTGTCACCGCGCCTTCAAACGCCGAATTGCGAAGCAAGTTGGCTTGAGATTCCGCCCGACGCAGCACATCACCAACCCTGGCGAAAATCTCATCCTCAAGACGCGACATTTCGTCGTCGCCCTCGCTGATCGCGTCCTTGTTCGTGCCGAGCTTCCATTCACTGCCGAGAACAACAAGTCCGCACACTCGACCAACACTGTGCCCCTTGGAGCCCAATGCGCTATTGAGGATCACACGGTGTTCATGGATGAAAGTAAATCCCTTTCGCTGGTTTGTGTTGTCGGACGCAACAACACCAGCGGTAAGCTCGACTCGTTTCCCATCGACCGAAAACGACTCACGAACAATCTCGCCTTCAAACTCTGGCAGTTTCCATCCGGCTACTGTGATCTTTTTGCGTCCGCACTCGATAGCGATCTGCTTCCCAGACCAAAGAGCAGGAGCGAACAGATATCCAAGCTCTGCCGCTAGGATGTCTAGTTCCGGGCGATTCCTCATCGCCTTCCGGAAAATCAGCCGCGTACCACGCCGGCCATCATTGATCGGATGCTCCACGGGATCGGGGACGTTCCACGAGTCCGATTTCGCCAGCCTCTCCCAATCGACAGCAGCGATACGGAGGACTCCACCGTGAATTGTCTGAATGACGAGTTCACCCCACAGCCAACAGGCAAGATCCTTGAGCCCGACTCCAAAACGTCCGAGCTTCGTGCTGGCCTGCCTGTAGTGCTTGCCAATGGTGAGCATTGCCTCGATGTTGTCGCAGCCCCCGCCGTCATCGCTAATCTCGAGCTGCTTCGTGCCAGTGAACGCAACACGAACCCAATTCGCACCGCTGTCGAAAGAGTTGTCGCATGCCTCACCAAGAACAACCTTCCACTGAAGATTCTTGGCGTTGATAGCCCGAAGATGGCTGGGCGGAATCTGTCCGATATTCATAGACCGAACTCCTTTTCGATGACTTGCCTAATCCAATGCGCCGCTTCTCGCCTTTGCGATTCGGGCCACCTATCCAGTTCAGTTCGCAACCAATCACGAAGACGATTACCGGCAGACTCTCCGTCGAATGGCTTTTCCTCTTTCTGTGGCTTTCGCTCACGAACCTTTTCTCGGAGTTGCTTGCGAGTCGGCAGCGTGCCGTCTTCGCCTGGCGTCTCGGCCCAGTCGAGCAGTTCGTCTTGGTCTTCCTGTGTTTCAAGCGATGCCACGGCTTGATGGAAAGAGAACGGAAGACTGTTACGCCGGCGTAACGGTTCAAACTTCGCCGCAACGTGCTTGGCGATGCGACATGCACCGCAACTTTTGCCAAGCTCCAATGCCGTGTCTGTAATGTCTCCGTAATGCGCCTCGCCGTGATTCAGCCCATCGCCGATCCACCACTGAGACGCCCCGGCGACGCTGGCAAGACGAGCCATCGCCTCTTTCCAGTCCTTTTCAGACGCCGACTCGTCGAACGTCAAAGAAGTTGCAGTCAGCGTGCATTTCGGAAGCGACAAAGCTGGTTGCTTGCTGGACGTAATCATTGATGTCTTCCCCATAGTCACACCCTCCCCCCACCCACCACCCGCCACTCCGTCTCCGCCCGCCTGGCGGCCGACAACACCTCGTTGCCCGTCCGCTCGACCTTGCCGAGCCGCTCGAGACGCTTCATCCGGCGAATGACCTGCTGATCGCTCATGCTGCCGATCCGAGCCGCCAACTCGGTCTTGCCGGCCGGCCCCGCCGCCAACGCCGCGAGAATCAGCCGTTCGTGTTCGTCAACGACCGCGGCCGTCATCGCCTGCCCGGCCGCGACCGAAGTCGGCGGATCGGTGCGGCGGGCCGGTGCCGCGTCGAAGTCGATGTAGTGCTGGCCTTGGTACTTCATGCGGTCACCGCGTCGAAAAGGGTCGTCTCAACCTTCTTCCCAAGTGCCGCCTCCGCAAGATTCCGAACCGCTTGACGGTAGTAAGCCGGCTTCAACTCCACGCCAATCGCCTTCCGTCCCATGAGAACGGCCCCGTACGCCTCGCTGCCGACACCCATAAACGGTGTCAGCACCGTCTCGCCCGGAAGGCTGCGAAGTTGCACGACACGCTCAATAACGTCGAGTTGAAGCGGGTGCATGTGCCGCTCGTCCTGTTCCTCGCGGGCTTCTTTGTAGGGCAGCGTCCGACCGATCCGAATGTCATCCCAAAAAGACGATGCGTACTGTCGCCACACCCAGTGGGAGTAACGGTTCTCGATCTGCTTTCCCTTGTGGCCGCGGAACGGCAGCAGCTCCTCGGGAACCTGTCGCTCGCCGGCGTATTCGAGGAGTCCGTTAGGATTAGCCACGGGAACCGGATTGTCTCCGTCCTTTCGGAACAGAAGCATGCAGTCAGCCGAGGCCACATCGCACAAGCTAGCGTCGGTCACGACTTGCTTGTGTGCGAGCCCCTTCGCCATCGTTCGCAGCCGAACGGCGAGCGGCTCCTTCCAAACGAAGTGCCGGCACCAGAAACGCCAGCCAAGCGATTCGTGAAGGCGGATGATCTCGCCGGGAAAGTCCACCAGTCCGCCGGGCGAAGACTTCCGCGGGATGTCCATGCAATGCACAGCCGTCAGCCTGCCCGGCATCGTCACCCGGTGGATCTCACCCACGACAAAGGCGTAGTGATCGAAAAACTCCTGGTGGCTCCGGCAGTTCGACAAGTCGCGGTCGCTTGACGAGTAGTGGTAGAGACATCCCGCCCCGTCGGCCGCGAACGGCGGGGAATAGAGAGACAGATGGACGCTGTCGTCAGGGATGCTCTGAAGCACCTCGCAGCAGTCGCCGTTGTAGATCGCGTAGTCGTTTGTGACTACTTGTTCCGTGCAAGCCATCCTGGCACCTCCTCCGGTTGAGTAAAAGTTCTCTTGTGATCCACTGACATCGAATCGTTCATGTGAGTAACGAGGGCCTCGAACATTGTTTCCGCCGCCCCGGCTTTTCTCCGGAGATTTGCCAGCACGCCGACTTCCCCCTCGGTAGCAACGACGTGAACGTCCACGGGGCTGGTCTGCCCAAAACGCCAGCAACGACGCACGGCTTGGTAATACTGCTCCCACGAGTGGGAAGCGAACGTCACAACGTTGTGACAGTGCTGCCAGTTCAATCCAAAGCATCCAATCTTTGGCTTCGTGACTAGCCTCTTAAGTTGCCCACGCTGAAACGCCAACAGCAGCTCTTCCTTTTCTTCCTCGGACTGCGACCCGCTAACCTGCCGGCAGTCTGAGATAGACCGCTCGAGCATGTCGGCCTCGTCATTTAAGTGACACCACACCACCGAAGAGCCGGTGTGACTGCCGACAAGATCCGCAGCCGCCGCACACCGATCCTCTAACGTCAGTCGCCTCTCCTCTCGCTGCTCCTGGAGAGAGTTGGCCGGCATGGAGAACAGCATCCCAGACCGCGTCTTGCTGCTATGGACGACATGCTCGTGTTCTCTCAGTGGCGGCAACACCAACTTTCCATCGTCAAACCCAAGGTCGCTCGGCTTGCGACACGCACGCGACCAAGAGCACACCCATTTCCAAAACTGCTCCTCGGCATGCCCACGGAATCGATAGCTCTTGCGGCCCCAGCCGAGATAGTCCTTAATCACGTCTTCCTTGAAAAACCGAGAGAGCATGTCCTGATATCCGAGGTAGCCGATAGCCTCGCTGCTGGTGCCGAGTTCGTGATAGTCATTCGGAGCAGCTGTGGCCGTGCAGAGAAGTCGATAAGGGATCGTCCGCATGAACTCCGTGACTGCCGCCTTGGTTTGTCCGTCGAAGTTTTTTAAGATGCTCGACTCGTCACACACGATTCCGCCAAAATGATTCGGGCTGAAATGATGGAGCCGCTCGTAGTTCGTTACCACAATCGTGGAATTGGGTTTCCCACCAATTGCCCTTTCCGCCTCAATGCCAAACCGCTTTGCCTCGCCAACGGTCTGATAGCTCACGGCGAGAGGCGTGAGAATCAAAACGGGCTTCTCGACAGCCAGGCGGACGTTTTCCGCCCAGACCAGTTGCATTGGCGTTTTTCCCATTCCGCAGTCAGCGAAGATTGCCGCCCGACCTTTACGGCATGCCCACGTCACGAGCGACCGCTGGTAGTCGAACATCCAGTCGGGCAGGAACTCGGGGTCGAATCCGTGGTCGCCATCGACTTGGGCTTTCGTGGCGAGGAACTTCGTGTAACGGTCGGACGCCGGAAGATCCGAAACTCCGGACATCCGCACATCTCGCACAGCCTTACTCGAACGCTTCTTTCGTGGTTGCATCGATTGCAAAGCCTCTTCATGTTCCGACTCCTTAATCACGTTTCCCTCCGTAAAAGTTCCCGTCATGCCACCACCAACCCTTCCGCCTCGACGAGCTGCCGGCAGCGAAACAAGACGGCGTCCTTCGCCCCGGCCCGGTCCTCGGGATCGTCCGACGCTCGCCACCGGTCGACGGCGGCCGAGAGCATCGAGATGTAGTCGTCCCGCCTGGCGGTGAGCGTCTTGACAAGCAGATCCCGGTGGCTGCCCCGCTGGACGCCGCGGAGCATCGTGCGAGCGGCCCGGCGTCGCTCGGCGGTGTACGCCGACGTGCACGATCTGCACCAGGCGGTACGCCCGTCCTTGGATCGTCGGTTGATTGAGAACCCGGCCAGCGGCTTCTTCTCGCCGCACCGCCTGCACACCTTCGCCTCTTCCATGCGTCCCCTCCTTGAAAACCCCGACGGCGGGCGGTTTTTCCGCGACCGGCCCGAGCCCCGAATTGGTTCGGGATTTGGGTTAGTCCCGCCCGCCGCCGGGTGTTACTTGTCTCGCTTCGGCATCGGCAC